GACTGGATTAGAGCCTTGTCTGGTGACTTGAATCCCTTTGAGCCTGCAGGGTTTGCCATAGCTTGTGCAATGGAGGTTGCTTCGCTAACTGACTTCTGTAGTTGTGCAAAGTCAACACCGGCAGCCTTAGCCTTGGCTGCAACAGCTTCGACACCCTTAAGGCTTGTTGAGCTAGAACCTGAACCCTTAGCTAGGGCAGTCCTTGCCTTTAGGCTTGCAACGTTCATTGCACCCTTGTTCTTCAGTTCCTGAATCTGCAAGTCAGCAAGGTTGTTGGCTGCTACCTTTGCTGCAGCAGCATCATTCGACATATACGCGCTCTGCTGGTCAAGTTTTGCCTGTGCAATCTGAGACTGCAAGGTTGCGTCCTGAGACTCAAACTTTGCCAAAGTATCCTCGAAGTTTCGCGATAGTTGATTGATTGCACCTAGTCGCTGCTGGGTGTAGCCTGTACCACGGTTCTCTACGTCTGTGACAGCCTGATTTTGCTGAGCGGTCATTAGACCCTGCCAGTTAGTAAGGGCAGCATTTGCATCTGCGTTACCCTGCGCTGCAGCGACCTGAATTGGGTTAGTATTCATGGCAGGTCCGTTACCGCGCTCAGCGCCAGTTGCTACAGCCTGCTGGGTGCCAGCCTGTGCTTCTAGGTTCTGCTGTGCAACACGGGTTGCGTAGTCAGTCTGCTGCTTGGTGATTGAGTCGGTGAACTGCTTATTTACGCGTGCAGTATCTGCTGCGGTTAGGCTTGATAGCGCACCAAAGATTGAAGTGATGTCTGCTTGATTCTGTGCATAACGCTTAGTTGCTTTGTCCTGCTGAGCCTTTAGAAGGTCCTGCAGTGGCGAGTAGACGCTACCAAGGTTCTTTTCAATAGTCGCGTTGCGTTCAGCGTCGACGTTAGCTTGGTAAGTTTTATCAGCAGTGCCCATGCCTTGACCTGCGTTGTAGGTTAGACCTAGTTGTTCTGCTCGTGCTTTTTCAGCTGCAGCCTGAGGTCCAAGCGCCTGCTTCATCGCTGCAGCAACAGTTAGCGGGGTTACTCTTGGCTGTGTTCCGTCAGTCTGCGACTCGGTAGGTGCGACGTAGCCTCGAGTTCCCTGTGCGGGGGTTGGGGTGCGGATGAAGTTGCGCTGACCGCTGTTGGTAGCAGCGCTTGCTGGGTTCTGTCCGTAAGGGTTTGCAGCCTGTCCTTGAGCGGTTGCAATGTTGTTAAAGAATCCGCCTACGCCACCCCAGAAATCAGTTGCACCTTGAGTAACTTGCGCTTGTGCTTTTTTTCCGTCTTTAAACAGACCGTCTGTCTTTTCAGCCATTACTGGACTCCATACTCTGATAGTTTTGCAGTCAATGCGGTTTGTGCAGCCTGCGTCTTGTACTGCTGACCGGCAAGAGTGCCCGTCCAGTCGTAACCAGCGGCGTTTGCGTTGCCGTAGTTCTCAAGGAAGTTCATGTTTAATGCAGCCAACTTGTCTTTCAAAGAGGTTTGGGCTGCAATCTGTCGTGCATTTGCTTCAGCTTCAGCCAAACCTAGTGCACCTGCTGCACCGCCAGCCATGCCACGTGCAGCGTAGTTGCCTGCTAGGCGTCGACGCGCTTCAGCTGAGTTCGTGTCAAGCGCTTTGCGGTCCTGATTGGTTTGCGCTGTGGTGTCGTTCAGGCTGTACATTGCTTGGTTGCGGGCGCTGTTGAACTGAGACTGTCCTTGGTTTATTGCAGCCTGATAAACAGGGTCGCTTTCAAGTTTGTACGCCATGCCCGTAACGGGCTGGGTAGTGGTCGAGCCTGAGGTTGCGTCGTTTGCAGTTACGCCCATGCCTTGGCGTGGAATCTTAATCTCTGGCGAAACGCCACCCGGCTTGTCGTTTGCAAGTTTGTCGGCGTTCTGACGCAAAAGCATCTCATTACCGTTATTAGTTTTTTGTGCGTTTGCGTAAATCTTCCAAGAGGAGTCAGCTGTAGGCATTATTTACCGAACCTTAGTGCGTTAGCGTTGGCATAAGCGCCAGTGTTATTGGCTTTCATTTTAGCGAGGACGGCAGCCTTCTTGGCAGCCATGCGGGCGTCACGCTCAGCGTAGCCAGTCTTGTCCACTTTGCCACGGGTAGGCGCGTGGGTCATGTTGCCGTACACCTTTTTACCTGCAGCGTATGGGTTGAATTCGAATCCGCCAAGTAGCGCGTTACGCTCGGCACCAGCCATTAGTTAGCTTCCTTCGAAATCTTTGCCTTAGCACCAATCATTGGGGTGATGCTAAAGACCTGTACAGGTGATGTGAGCGCCGTACCGTCACAGTCTAAGTATAGTTCAAAGTAGATGCGTCGGAAGCGGAGCGACTGGTTCAACTTGGCTTCCATACGGAGCACTGCACCCGGTGAGAATGCGTCAACAATAGTTGAAACTGCACCTGATGGTTTGGCTAGGTTATCCCATGTGCCAAAGAATTCGTCACCGATGTTGTCGTAGGATAGTTCATCCCATGTCTTGTAGCCGGTTTCGGCTTCGTAGTCTTTGGAGATTTGGTCCCAGTTCAACTGCAAAGCCATTTCAGGCAAAGCCACAGGGTAGGCGACAGCCTTTACGGGCAGGGCGGTTGCAATGTCAGCAGTCCACATGTACAGACGTTTCCATTCGACAGGTGATTGGAAGTCGTAGATTTTGGTGCGGATTGAGCACTTGAAGGCTTCGGAGCCTACTGCGCTGGTTGATTTGTCTTCGATGCGCCACATGGCGAAGTCGGTTGCGCCTGTTGCGCTAGTGCCACCACTGATACCAAAGAAAAGAGATTCTTCTAATTCTTCGGAGCGTCGAGGTACGCTCCAGTAGTATGCGACTCTGCTTGTGCTTTCCCATTCGCTCCACGTCTCAGTATCAAGGTTGTAGGCAAACACACCCCCGTTGTGCCAGACGATGCAGCGTCTTCCGACGATTGATACTGCGTGCTGGAATCTTTGACTGAAGTCGTATGCCTCAAACTTTACTCTAGCGGCATTAAGCGGGTAGTACAACCAGTTCTGGTACTTGTAGAGGATACCGCCGGATAGGACGAAGTGGGCGTTTTCAAACTTGACTACTGAACGGCGTGACTCGGCACCGATGTCTTGTTGCATTGCTTGCATGGTGCCTTCTTCTGGCACGTCACCGTATGAGTAGCGATAGGTTGAACGGTTGCGGAAGATTACGATGTCGTTGTAACCTTGAGCGATTGCGGTAATCCACTGCCCGTCTCCGCCACCAATTTCGACATACATTTGGTTGTTTTGTGCGTTGGTCCAAGTCCAGACGGAAGTGGATTCGCCTGATGGTCCTGCGGTTGAAACATTTGACCAGTAGATTATGTTTGCGGTTGAGGTGCCTTGTACGCCGTAACCGAAGAAGCGGGTTTGGAATAGTTCAATTCCGCTGAGTGCGGGCATTGATGGGGTGTTGACGAAGTTGCCTGATTCCCAGTATCCGCCTTGACCGTCAACGGTTGAGCTGAGGACAATTTTGTTTAGGTATTGGGTGCAGTCGGATGCTTTGAAGTTGGCGATTTGTACGAATGCTTTGGTGAGGACGTTGAAGGTCCAAGTTTTGGTGTTGGTGACTACGACGAGGAAGCGTACGCCGTCTGCACGAATGTAGGTGCCTAGGATGTCCATTGGCTCACCAGTTACGGGGGTGAGGACGGCGCTTGCACCGTTCTTGTCTACGTAGATTGGTGGGCGTGACATGAGGGCACCGTTAGTGGAGAACTCAAAGTTGATGATTGATGCGAGTTCGTTGTCGCCAATGGCTGACTGGTCCCAGTAGTTGTTTAGACCGCCGGTAAACTGTTGTAGGGTTGCGCTACGTGAGCGAACAATCTGTGACATTTAGTACCACGCATCTGCTGGGTCTGCCATTACTGCAGTGTACTGCGAGTCCTGAGAGATGGTGTCTTTGGTTGAGAGGCGGTCTAGACCGTCACGGAACTGACGCAACTTCATGTTTGAAGCGTCGTAGTTTTCGTCCATCTCAAGAGCCTGTGCGATGACGTAGCTGACCAGTTCGTTGAAGTAGCGGTCTGGCACTGCAAGGGTCGAGCCTAGTGCGCTCAAGTTCACAGGGTTAGTTACATACTCTAGTTTTAGACCATTTGAAATGGTCTTGTTTGGGACAGGGAACAAAGTAATGATGCCAGCACGCTCATACCAGACGTCGGGACGCTCAGCGTTCAATAGTTTTGTTGGGTCTTGAGCCTGAATGTACTCGCGTGCTGCTTGCGGTGACAGGTTAGTCAGTGGGTAACCTGAAATGTATAGTGCTTCAATAGAGAGCACCTTATCGTTAGGGAAGCTATAATCTGACTGCCCTGCCACCACATCTGTAATTTTTGTCGCTCGTAGGATTGGGTTTGAGTTTACAATCTCACGCTGACCGTCGTTAATCCAAGAGAGGATTGATGAGTCTGCGAGTTGTGCGCCAGAAGAGTCACCGAACCCCGTGCGAACGCGGGAGGCTACATCTGTACCTGTGTGAGTGAATTCCTCTGCTGGCATTTCTACTTCCTTAGAGTTTGACCATCGTGAGTCCAAGTGTGTTTGTTGGACTTGAGAGCGCTTTTCAGAATGTCTTTCTTTTCAGCTCGCCATTCTTCTTCACGTTTCGCCTCTAACGCTGCATGTGCCATCTCTAGTAATTGTAACTTATTTACCTTGGAATCGGGGTCGTGCATGTTCGATTCCATTAGGCGGGCGAGTAGGCGGTGGTCAATCTCAGCCTCGTGCACGTTTGTGATTAGGTAAGAGTTTCCGATTGGCGGTTCGTCGATGAGTGCGAATGGCATCTCAGGGTTGAACTGGGGGTGCCCCGGGTCCATGCGAATAAGGCGGACTGACGGGAACACATCTTTGATTACTGCTGCAACCCGTCTCTGGTGGTCGGTGTATAGACCATCTAGTTGTGCAAAATTTATCATGGTTCTATTGTAGTAAAAAACCCCCCTAACCAGCGAGACGGACCGGTTAGGGGGGAGTTTTTTACTGAGCTATTACGCGCCTAGTTCGGCAATGTTTGATAGCTTAGCGTGTGCGTTACGACGGTAGGTTCCGATTTCGCTGTACTGGTACAGACGAGCCTCGTATGCGTCGGTGTTTGCAACACGTGACCACATTGAACCGTCGCGGTCCATCCATGACCAGTCCTTCTTGCGGTTGATAACAAGTTCCTTTGATGACAACGCGTAGATGGTGCCCTTTGGTGCTGCGTAGTCTGAAACGAACTTGATTGGCTTACCTAGAGCCTCGAAGGTGAATGAGCGCTGACCGCCGGTTAGACCTGCACCGTTGGTGAACTGGCGCATACCCTGAAGTAGGTTCCAGTAAGCGTTGTATACGCCCGGTGAGGCTAGGAAGACGTCGACGTCTCCACCCTTCTTGTCTACAGCCTGTACTAGCGAGATGAGGTCCATCTCGGTTAGGGTACCCGGGGTACCGACTGAGCCAAGGGTGCGGATGGTTGAGTTCCATGAAGAAACAGTTGCGCCGTCGATGCCGTGTAGTGAGTTGCCCTCGCCTACGATTGCACCTAGACCGGTTAGTTCCTTACCGAATGAGTTAGCGCCACCTGATGCACGGACGATGATGTCTCCAACGGCTGCAACGGTGGTTGCGTCGAAGGTTACAGCGCCAGTGGTCTCGTTTACGGCGGTGATTACTAGGGCTGCCTTCTTGACGGTTGGGGTACCGTCAACTAGGTCGGTGCCGTCTAGTAGGTCAACAACCATGCCCTCTTCAGCGAAGTGTGCGTCAACGAATACTACGGTTGCTGCAGCGGTAGTCACAGCGGTCTTTACGACTGCGATGGTACCTGATGCGTCACCGTAAATCTGGCGGTTTAGGTCGCGAGATAGGTCGCGCTTTAGACCCTTGATTTCAGCGTCAACAACGTTGATGAATGAGTTGTAGTTGTCTGCAGCCTGCTCGAATAGCTGTCCGTCAACCTCGATAGCACCGTATAGGTTCTTGAGGTATAGGTGAGCCTGCTTGTACTTCTGTGCGCCTGCTACTGGTAGAGCCTCGCGTACGCCACGTGCACCGATACCCTGATTGCGTCCGATGTGAGTGTCAAAGATGACCTCTTTACCGTTCTGGGTGATGTGCTGTGATGATGCTTCGATGAACTCCAGTGCTGGGTTCTTGTCTGCAAGCTGCTCGTGAAGGTCGCCGTAGACGAGCTTCAGAGCGTCACTTGCGAAGGTTAGGATTCCCTGACCTGCCATGTGATTCACTCTCCTAAGAGTAAGTTGTAAAACGAAAGTTAGTGTTATCGCTTGCCCTGACCACTCTTAGGTGGCTGTACGTAGATATTTGTATAGTAGCACAGTTTATTTGTAGGAAAGATACAAAAAACCCCGCCTTTTATTGACGGGGTTTGATGTCAGATGTCTTTACATCTGTCGCTGGCGCTCCTCGAACATGCGTTGTAGCATTTCCTTCTTGCCCTTGTCATCCTTTGGGACAGTCAAAGACTGGTAAGGTACGCCTGCTCCGCCAGCAGAACCCATAATAGTTGGTGCTTCTTCCTGTGCACCTGCAGGTGCAAATGAGCCAATCATTGCCTGTAGTTCACGTGCAGCTTCAGCAATGGTGATTTCCTTGCCTGCATCCAAAGCGATGTTCATGATGTTGTAAATCTGGCGTTCATGCGCGTCAGATAGGCTGTACGCGTTACGCAACTGAGACATCTCAGTCTCTAGTTCATTTGCGTAGTATTCTGTAGCCTTGCTTAGTTCCTGCTGGTACATGTAGTTGTCTGCGTCAGCCTGACGGGCTTCCAACTCGTCCAACTTCTTCTGCAACGCTGCAGGTACCTGCTCGTCATCGAAGAGGTCTCCGAAACTTTCACCTGATTCGTCTTCCATGATGTCCATTGCAGCCTGTGCCGCTTCTTCACCAAGTAGACCCTGTGAGCGTAGGTGAGCCTGTAGGTTGTTGAAGATTTCTACAGGGTCGTGTGCGATTGCGTTTGCTAGGTTAATTCCGCCACGGATGACGTCAGCAGATACACCTTCTTCTACGAACTCTTTGAACGGGGTGTACTTTTCCAACTGCTGCTGGAAGTACTTGTCCTGCTCCTGAAGGTAAGGGGTTACCTTTGAGTGCCATGCTTCAGGTAGTTCAGCGAGCAACTTGTCGTACGCTGGGTGTACCTTTATTTCTTCGTGCGTCTCTACTGAAGCATTGTCTTCAATAGTCTGGTCAGGGGTTACCTGCGTCTCATCAGACATGTTTTTCCTTACTGTAGTTGTTCAGATGTTTGCCCCATTTGTGGAGGCATTTGTGAAGCCTCAGACGGTAAAGCCTGAGGAGTTCCTGCAGCATCAGGCGCTTGA